AAACTTTAGGTCAAACTGGATATAGGATTTATTAAGTCTTATGCCAAAAAAGAAAAAAGGTTTATATGCCAATATTGCTGCAAAAAAGAAACGTATTGCGGCTGGTAGTGGAGAAAAGATGAGAAAAGCTGGAGATAAAGGTGCTCCAAGTGCGTCAGATTTTAAAAAAGCAGCAAAAACAGCTAAAAAGAAGAAAAAATGACAGTTACAAGAGGTAAAGAAAAGTTTAGTGGGTATAACAAACCCAAAAGAACACCTAGTCATGCAACTAAGTCTCATGCAGTCTTAGCAAAGCAAGGAGATCAAGTAAAATTGATACGTTTTGGACAGCAAGGTGTTAGTGGTGCAGGAAAAAATCCACAAAGTGAAAAAGATAAAGCTAGAAGGAAATCATTTAAAGCTAGACATGCTGCAAATATTGCAAAAGGGAAGATGAGTGCTGCATATTGGGCAAATAAAACAAAATGGTAATGAAACCAGAAGAATAGAGCTTAGAATATAAACAATGTTGTATTGGTTAAAAGTTAGATGACATACTCTATGCCAGGGGCATTGCGTACAAATATTGTTAGTCAAACCTATTTAGGTGGATCTGATAATCCATTTGCTAAGACAAGAGCTGTTTTAGATATGACGAAGGGGTGGGAAATAATGAAGGCGGTAACTTACGGAACTGATTATTTAAGAGAGAACTCGCAAGCGTTTTTACCGTTAGAACCGAGAGAAGATTATGACGCATATTTATCAAGAGTTAATCGTGCAGTATTTTCTCCTTATACGCAAAGATTAATTAGAGCTGCAACAGGACTAATTCTTCGTAAACCAATTACTGTTTTAGGTGATCCATATTGGACTGATGTATTTGTAAAAGATGTTGATGGTTGTGGATCGGATTTGGATGAGTACGCAAGAAGAAGTTTAATTTGTGCTTTAACTTATGGACATAGCAATACTCTTGTTGATTTTCCTGCACCAAAAGGAGCTAGAAATCTTGCTGAAGAAAGGCAACAGAATCGTAGACCTTATTGGATCGAGATAGACCCATCTAAAATTTGTGGTTGGAGATTAGATAGAGAAGTTAATTATGGAAAATTAATTCAAGTAAGAATTTCTGAGCAAGCTGTTGTTGCTGACGGTGAATTTGGTGAAAAAGTATATGATCAAATTCGTGTAATCGAACCAGGAAAATACAGAATTTATAGAAAGAAAGAATCTACAAAAGATATGTACACGCAAAGCAATACTTATGCAGGTAGTTTTGAATCTCCTGCTAACGAGCAAGATTATGAAATTGTTGAATCAGGAGATTTTTCATTAGGTGAAATACCTTTAGTAACTGTTTATTCAGGTAAAACAGACACGATGACAAGTAAACCACCGTTATTAGATATTGCACATTTAAATCTTGCACATTTTCAACGTCAAGCTGATTTAATTCATAGTTTGCACGTTGCTTCACAGCCTTTATTGGTGATGGAGGGATGGGATGATCAAACAAAAGATACGGCTATTAGTGTTAACTATGCAATGGCAACCCAACCAGGAAATAAAATCTACTATGTAGAGCCAGCCGCAAGTGCATTTGAAGCACAATCAGCAGAAATACAAGAGTTACAATTACAAATGGCAACGCTTGGTATCAGTACGTTATCTCAACAAAAGTTTGTTGCAGAATCAGCAGATGCGAGAAGATTAGATCGTGTAGATACAAATTCTATGTTGTCGATGGTGTCATTAGATTTAGAGCAAAAAATGCAAAAAGCATTTAATTTATCGGCTGATTATTTAGGATTAGAACCACCCGAAATTAAAATTAGTCGTGATTTTGATATTGATAGGTTAATTGGTCAAGATATAACAGCTTTGACCTCACTATTTGATCAAAATGTAATTGATAGAGAAGAATTCAGAGATATTTTGGTGCAAGGTGAGGTTTTGCCAAATGCAAATGAAGCTGAAAGCAATTAATACATTAGAATAATAAAGAAATACTCTTTTTGTTATGCCTTCCATCAAAATGGATAACGGTGTAAGAGCAGAAGATTTGGAAGCTGCAATAGCGGCTGAAAATGGTACTGCTACACCTAAATCAACTCCTGCTCCTGCGGCAACCCCTAAAGCAACAAAAACTACTACTAAAAAAACTGAAGCTTAATTATGGAAGAAAAAGTCATCCAGCCTGAGTCTGTGACTCCTGCTGAACAGCCTGTGGCTGAGACTGCAACTCCTCAAGCACCCAACCTTGACGGTGTTAAGGCTGAGTACGAGAGCAAAATTTCTGCATTAGAAGCAAAAATTGCTGAAGAAGGTGAAAAATTTAAAGGCATCAAGACTAAACTTGATGATGTTTATAAAAAAGCAGATGACAAAAGGAAACAAGACCTCGAAGACCAAGGGCAGTGGAAAGACTTATGGGAAGAAGCCAACAAAACCGCCCAAGAAAAAGACTTACAAATAAATACTTTAAATGAAGAATTAAAGAACTTAAAAAGTTCTAATGAGACTGCAAACATTAAAACTTCAGCACTTTCAGCTATCAGTAATTCTGGTGCTGTAAATGCAGAACAAATGTTATCTCTTCTTCAAAGTAAGTTAAAAAGAAACGATAGCGGTGACGTTGTTGTACTTAATGGAGGTGTTGAACAGGACTTAGGAACTTACATAGGGAACCTAAAAAACCCTGGTAGTGGATGGGAACACCACTTCAAACCTAGCTCTGCGGCAGGGATGGGTGCAAAGCCTACACCAACATCAAATGTCTCTCCTGGTATGACTAATCCTTGGAAAGAAGGTAGTATTAACATGACCCAACAAATGGTCTTAGAATCAAACGAGCCAGAACTTGCAGCAGTGCTCAAGAAGGAAGCTCAATCTGGTTAGCTCTGTGAGTTAACTACCGAGTCTGTGACTTGGACTTCGTTAAAGAATCCTCCTAATTAGAAATGGCAGCCCCGTTTCAGAATTACTCTGGCGGTGTCCTTCTTGCGGACATCGTAAAAAGAAATAATTTGTCTCGCTATGTAAGTGAGGCAATAAAAGAGCGCAGTTTATTCCTTAAAAGTGGAGCTGTAGCTCGTAACTCTTTCCTTGATGCCAAGGAAGGTGGTACACGCATCCAAGTTCCTGAGTTTAACCCTGTTTCACCAACTGAAGAGGTGATGACAGGTGCAGCTAACTGGGGAACATCAACTGCTGGTTACTTAACACCACAGAAGATCACCACAGATACACAAATTGCATCAATCTGTCACAGAGGTTTTGCCTATGCGGTAGATGACATTGCAACATTGGCTGCTGGTGAAGATCCAATGCTTCACATCCGCAATCAACTTGCAGATGCAATCAACAAGCTAAATAGCCAAAGATTGTTCTATCAATTACATGGTTTATTTGGTGGTGCGCTATCTGGTAACAAGCTTGACATCGGAAAAGCTGGTACTGGTGCTGACGCTGATAACTTCTTGACAGCTTCTACAGTTGCAAGAGCAAGAAATCTTCTTGGAGAGCGTGGCGATGAGCTAGATACGCTAATCGTTCACCCTTCTGTTGGTTTCTACCTTTATCAGACAGGACTATTAACCTTCTCAACTTCTTCACTAGTTTCTGGTGGTGCAGTGACTTGGGGTGGCGGTGGTGCTGGCGTTGATGCTAAGAGCATCGGTACATTCGCTGGCATGAATGTTGTTATGGATTCTCAGGTAAACGCTGTTCAACCTGGTTCTTCTGGACATCAAATTGAGTTCTATTGTTACCTAACTAAGGGTGGAACAATCCTTGAAGGTGTTCAACAGGATCTCAGAATTGAAGCAGATCGCAACATCTTATCGAAACAAGATGTACTTTCTGTTGACTACCACACTGCGTATCACGTTATGGGTACTAAGTGGGTAGACGCTGGTGACAACCCAACAAACTCAAACTTGGGTGCTCATGCTAAGTGGGGAGCTACATACGATATTGACCTAATTCCTTTAGTTCAATTGACAGTTAACAGTCCTCTAGACACATCTACACTTTGATCTAATATCAAGGTTGGAAATCAAAACCCTCATCATTTATTTGGTGGGGGTTTTTTATGACGCTAGAATGTAAACAATGTTTGGTAAATAAACGTGGCAGCTACTATTCACGCCACTTTGAAAGGTGAAAGTTCTAATAGCTATGCAACTTTGGCAGAAGCTAATAGTTACTTTGAAACTTCTCCTGATGATTCAACGTGGACAAATAAATCAGACGATCAAAAGAATCGAGCATTAATTTCTGCTGCTCGTTGGATCGATAGCCTTAATTATTACGGTGATAGATGTGATGAATCGCAAGCATTAAAATGGCCTAGAAATAATTTTCAAGTTGATGATGTTGAGCTTGATTGCAGTTCAATTCCAAACAAAATCAAGTATGCACAGTATGAATTAGCGAGAGCGTTGGCTAATGATACGGATGCAATGACAGGTAATACAGGAACAGAAGGTGTTGCAAAAGAAGTCGAATTAGGTGACTTAAAGGTGAAATACAACGAAGCTAGTCTTGCAAGCGGCAATGTAAACAATGTTTTTGACGTGTATCCTTGGCTTCAGTCCTATCTTGGTGCTTATTGCCTTGGTGGAGCTGGCGGCTATCAAGTTCGGGTGGTAAGAGGTTAAATATGGCAAAAATTGATGATGTATTTGGAAACGTACCAGCAAGCGTTCTTAGTTCATGGGGTCAAACATTAACTTTTGTTAAAAGCACAACTCCAAAAACATATGACCCAGAGACAGGTGGTGTTACTGGCTCGGATACAAATGTAAGTGTCAAAGGAGTAATTTTAAATATTAGTTCTAGTGAAGATGAAGGGTTATATCAGACGACTGATTTAAAAGTTGTTATTGGAGCAAATGAATTAGGAGATTATTACCCGACTGAAGCAGATCGTCTTCAATATCCACAGGCAGGAGCTACTAGAGAGGGGAAGATTATTAATATTCAAACAGCGAGAGGAGATAAGCCTATATTTCATACATTGATTGTGAGGCCACAGTAATGGCAAAAATTGATGATTTTGAAGTAAAAATTAGATCAAAAATTCAAAAAACGGTAAGAATTGTCACAAGAAATGTAATGAATGATTTAGCGGAAGCAGGGCCAGTATGGACAGGTGAATTTAGAGATAGTTATGTTGCAACAAGTATGGGTACAAGTGGAACTGGAACTGGAGGTTCTTATCCTTATCAATTAAAAGACGTTCCTGAACTTCCTATTACTAAAAAAGAAACAAATAGAAAAACAAAAATAACAATTAGTAATATTGCTGAACATGCGTTAATCGCAATGGATAAAAAAGAATCAGAGTACGAATATCCTGGGCAAGAGCCAGAAGGAGATATTGTTTTAAGAGGTACTAGACAAAGTGGTATTAGAGGAGATATTGGTACTAAAGAAAAAGATGGTGGAGATAATCGAGCAACAGCACCTTTAGATTGGCTTCCTACTTATATTAGAGGAGGTAAATTTCAAAGGTCTATTGCTAGAGGAATTAAACTTAGTATTCCAGAAGAAGATTAATGAACTATCAAAAAATCAGAGCAAAAGTCGAAAATCCGTTACTAACTGCTTTTGGAGCGTTAAATCCTGCGGTTCCTGTCTTTTTTGACAATATTACTGCTGCACCAGCTAATAGCACGACTGAATATGTAAGAGTAAATGTTACTTTTGGCTTAACAAACGATCCAACTTTGACATCTAGTGTTGATAACGCTAGAGGAGCAATTGTAATTCGTTGTTTCAGTAAAAAAGGAGAAGGGCCAGCAAGAAATCAAACATTAATTACAACTGCTGTTGATGTATTAGAGACTTTAAATGACAGTACCAAAGGGACTACTGGGACATATTTTAAGGTCGGATCTATTGAAGGGCCAAGCTTTTCTAGTACTGAAAATTCACCATTATTTATGGGGAGAGTAGAAACTTCTTACGTTGCCACAGTTTTGAGCTAATCTATAGGTAAATTTCTACAGCAGCCTCATGGCCGTTACATGTTTATCTGGCACATCAGGTGCTCTCTACTACAAACCAGCAGGAACAACAGGAACTTTTGGTACTGGTGATGTAACCATTGGTACTGAGACAATGGTTGTTGAAACTTATCTCAATCTTAAAGTTGGAGATCCAGTTAAGTTTAGTGTGATTGATTCTTCTACAGGTGGATCAGGAACAGGAACTTTACCTGCTGGATTAACTGCTGGAACTGTTTACTACGTTATTACTTACACAGCAGCAACAGGAGCGTTAATTGTATCTGCATCTGCTGGTGGTTCTGCTGTAAACCTAACTGACGTTGGAACAGCAGCAGCTCCTAATGAGTTCCAAGTTGCTTACTCTGCTTTTGAATCAGTTAGTCAAGTTAGCGAGTGGTCTTTTGAGATTGAAAGAGCTGAAATTGATGTAACTACAATTGGTGGTGACCCTGGCCAG